ACAACACTCCGATTCCTCCCAGACGGTAATACCAAGAACACATTCTTTTGGCAAGAACGAGCAATGATTCGTTTACCATTTAATGGTATCAAGGGAGAGATGGACTCAAAACAATCAATCGTACAAGTACCTTGTATGGAAATGTGGCAAGAAACTTGTCCAGTTCTTACTGAGGTGCGTGGATGGTTTAAAGACAAGAGTTTGGAAGATATGGGTCGTAAGTACTGGAAAAAACGCAGTTACATTTTCCAAGGGTTCGTTCGCGAAAACCCAATGACTGACGAGAAGACTCCTGCCAGCCCAATCCGTAGGTTCATTATAGGACCACAATTGTTTACACTTATTAAAAGCGCATTGATGGATCCAGAGTTGGAAGAATTGCCAACTGACATCCTACGTGGCTTGGATTTCCGTATTACAAAAACAGCCAAAGGTGGCTACGCTGACTACAACACATCAAAATGGGCTCGTAAAGAATCTGCTTTGACTGAAGAAGAACAAGCGGCTATTGAAACACACAGTCTATGGGACTTGAGCACATTCTTGCCTAAGAAACCAGATGACGCCGCTGTTAAAGTAATCAAGGAAATGTTTGAAGCATCCGTTGATGGACAAGCATATGACACAGAGCGTTGGGGTTCTTACTTCCGTCCAGCAGGTGTATCCGCACCAGCAGGTGGTTCAGAATCAGCACCATCAGCACCTGCTCCAAAGGCAGCACCTGTAGTTGAGTCAGATTTTGATGACGAACCAGTAGTAGCATCCGCTCCTGTAGTTAAACCTACTGCGGCTCCAGCAACTCAAAAAGCCGAAGACATTTTGGCTATGATCCGAGCTCGTCAGCAGAAGTAATGTAGTGTACACAAGGGATAATCTCCCTTGTGATCTCATAATTAAACACAAAATTTAAATTAAAGGAAATATATGGCAAAACCATTTGACATATCAAAGTTCCGCAAAGATATTACTAAAAGCATACAAGGCTTGAGTATTGGCTTTAATGATCCAACAGACTGGATCAGCACAGGCAACTATGCGTTGAACTATCTTATCAGTGGAGACTTTAACAAAGGTATTCCTCTTGGTAAGGTTACTGTATTTGCTGGCGAATCTGGAGCAGGCAAGAGTTATATCTGTTCAGGCAACATTGTAAAGAACGCACAAGAACAAGGCATCTTTGTTATTCTTGTTGATACAGAAAATGCACTTGACGAGTCTTGGCTACACGCACTTGGCGTTGATACAGGTCCGGATAAGTTGCTTAAACTTAACATGAGCATGATTGACGACGTTGCTAAAGCAATTTCTACATTCATGACAGACTACAAAGCACTTCCAGAAGAAGAACGCATGAAAGTGTTATGGGTTGTTGACTCGTTGGGCATGTTGCTCACACCAACTGACGTTAATCAGTTTGAAGCAGGTGATATGAAAGGCGACATGGGTCGTAAACCCAAAGCACTAACATCACTTGTTCGTAACTCTGTTAACATGTTTGGTAGTTATAATGTAGGCTTGGTTGCAACTAATCATACATACGCTAGTCAAGACATGTTTGATCCTGATGATAAGATCTCAGGTGGACAAGGTTTCATCTACGCAAGTTCTATTGTAGTTGCTATGAAGAAAATGAAACTTAAAGAAGACGAAGATGGCAACAAGATTACAGATGTTATGGGTATCCGTGCAGGTTGTAAAGTAATGAAAACACGCTATGCTAAACCGTTCGAAGGTATGCAAGTTAAGATTCCTTACTCAACTGGTATGAGCCCGCATAGTGGATTAGTTGACTTGGCAGAGAAGAAAGATATTCTTAAGAAAGAAGGAAACAGTTTAGTATTCATTACAAGCGATGGTGAGATTATTAAACAATTCCGTAAAAAATGGGAAGCAAATACTGATGGATGCTTGGATAAACTAATGGCAGACTTTGCTAATCAGAAAGCCGAGATACCGGTACTTGAACTCACAACAGCAAATACAACGGAGGAATAAAAATGTCAGTAGATTTATCAAGTGAAATATGGAACGAACTTAAACGATATATTAATACAGTGGATCGTCCAGAAGCCGCAGATGTATTAGTAACTGTACTGGTCGATAATGATGTTTCCCCGGATGATATTCGTTCTACCTTCAAAGGCGATGCCGATGTTAAAACAGCATTAGCAGCCTATATTAAAGATCTAGATGATGAGCCCGAAGAGGATGAATACGAAGACGAAGATGATGATATTGAGTCTGAGTACGAAGACTAATTATGTGGCTTAGTCGTGTTACTAGTAATCTAGGATCTATCCCAGATTTTATTGCTCACTACGAGCATGAACTTGAGTCTGCACGACGTGATTGTGCCATTGGAGGAATGGTTGAGAAAAATATTTCAGCACTACCGGGTATTACCGAACATAGATTTAATCAGCTACAAGAAATTGAAGCAGTATTAAATCATCTTAACATACAACTACGCAAGATACGACGCAAACACTTTCAAAAGTATTTAGAAGGATATGCCCGTGCATTGACCAGTAGAGATGCTGAAAAGTATGTTGATGGCGAGGATGAAGTTATTGACTTTGAAACTATTATTAACGAGGTGGCTTTCCTTAGGAATCGGTTTTTGGGTATTATGAAAGCAATGGAAAGTAAAAACTTCATGTTAGGTCATGTTGTAAGATTACGAGCCGCAGGCATGGAAGATATACAATTATGACATTTAGAAACGACGAAGAACGCCACGAGCATAGCTTAAAAACTCTTAATACATTGTTTGAATACGATGATTTTATGGAGAGTATTGGCACATTAGTTGATCTTGGCTGCGGATCTGGCCTAGACTTAGAATGGTGGGCAACTAGAACTACTAGAGATGATGTTCCAATTCCGTTAAACATTCGTTGTACCGGTGTTGATATTGCTAAAGCACCATCAATCTTTAAAAAATATTCTAACATTACACATCAACTGTTTGACTTTGAGAAGATCAACGAACTGCCAACAAAAACAAAGTTTGATATATTATGGTGCCATGACGCTTTTCAATATTGTGTTACCCCACTGGAAACATTGGCTAAATGGAACACCATTGCCGAAGATGGTGGTATGTTAATCATGGCTGTTCCGCAAACTACTAACATGGATATACGTCAGCTATCGTTTGTACAACCCAGTGGATGCTTCTATCATCATACCGTAGTTAGTTTAATGCACATGTTAGCAATAAACGGGTGGGATTGTAATTCTGGATTCTTTTTAAAACGACCAGATGATGACTTTATCCATGTGATTGCGTACAAGAGCATCCATGCTCCGATGGATCCTAAAACTACTACATGGTATGATTTAGTTAAAAAAGATCTACTACCAGAAACAGCAGTAGCAAGTGTACAGCGTCACGGTATGGTACGGCAACAAGACCTTGTACTACACTGGATTGATAAAAGTTTATACCGGCTTGGGGAACAATAAACGTTCAAGTGGCAGTCCAGTAGCAATTTCTTCTGGATACCATTCAGTATGTGCTATTTGTTCTAACCACAACGAACGATCCGGTCTCTTGGGATTATTGATTGTTGACAAATCTAAATTACCCACCGGTGCTGCTAAACTAGTAGAATCTACAAATGCCGGGACCCCTGATAATATTGCTTGTGAGCCAGGTCCGCTATTGTGATTAATTACAGCCCACGCTGTCTTTAAACAACGATCGTAATCGAAGTTATCGTAAGTTCCTTGTACAGGCCTTGGTGTTTCTATAACACAACCCGGCACATCACCTATACGCTGTCTTGGATGAGGTCTTATAATAATAGGCTTGTCTGTGTATTCTCTAATCTTACGAGCAGTCTCTGTTAGCCAAGCAACAGTAGGAGGTTGTCCTGCCCATTGCTCACTATCCGAACGCTGTGCGGCAATGACAATATTATATCCGCCCTCAGTCCAAGGCTTTGCCTTGAGCCGTAATTTTTCCGCACGACCCGGGATCAATCCTGCACCATAGTAGGCTGTAATACCAGTTCCGTTTAGTCCCAACTTCCAAGTACTGCCACGACGTAGCATACCTACCTCCGCTACTATAACAGGACGTCCACTTGTTCTAAATGTTTGCCATATCTCACGATTATTTTTCATTCGACCGTGCCATAGCTGACTCCAGATAACAGCAACGTCTGCTGAACTGTCCATGTTGTTATGTTTAATGCCAAGCTGGTCAAGACCTGTTCGTATGGCTTCAAAAACGGGCGAACTGTTGAGTGCGCCAAATTGGTCAAAAATACTTACTCTCATAATATACCTAGTTAAATATACACTTAGTTATAAGGAAAACAATGGGTCGGAAATTCTCTGTAGTCACTACATTCAACGCACAAGGCTACAAAAAATATGGTAAACGAATGATTGAAACATTCTTACAAAATTGGCCAGCGGAAGTTGACTTGATAGTATATGCCGAGGATTGTAATGTAGTAGAAACTGCTCCAAATCTACAAGTGCTTGACTTACATAACGACAGTATTGAATTAGTAGCGTTTAAAACAAAATGGCGTAGTGTTCCCAAAGCCAATGGCAATGTGTCTGATGATCCCATTAGAAGCAAGCGTAAAGATGCTGGCAAAGGATTCAAATGGAATGCTGTACGGTTTGCTCACAAAGTATATGCTATATTTGCCGCATCTAATTCTACAACTGACTGGTTAATCTGGATGGATGCAGATACTGTATGCCATAGCCCAATTACAATGATACAATTAAGTGATTTATGTCCACGATTGTCAGACCTTTGTTTCCTTGGGCGTAAAGGCAAGTATACTGAATGTGGATTATATGCTATGAATTTACGCTCTAACAATACATTAAAGTTTCTTAAAGAGTTCCAGCGTGTGTACGATGATGCAGAGAATGGAATATTCACTATGGAAGAATGGCACGATAGTTTTGTATTTGATGTTGTTCGTAAATCAATGACGTTAGAAGAACACGATTGGAGTAGTCATTTAATTCGCGGAGAAGGACATCCTCTTATAAATTCTGATTGGGGTGCGTACTTGGATCATCTCAAAGGTAGTAGAAAAGACCAAGGACGTAGTAAAAATAACGACTTACTTGTTCCTAGAACTGAAGCATATTGGACAAAATAATGAATTATAAAATTATTACAGGTATGTCACAGGAGTATTTTGACAATATTGGAAAACTTATGTTAGAATCGTGGATTCAATATTGGCCATCAAACTTTTATATAACTGTGTATACTGAAGATATTATTAATTTTAATCATCCTAGGGTAATATTTGAATCGTTAGATAATATGGAACAAGAATATCATGATTTTCAGAATGCAATAATGAAACTTGAAAGAAGAACAAAAACATTTGCAAAAAAAGCCTGGCCCATAATGAAGAATCTTGCAAACAATACCGGAAGATTAATTTGGTTAGATGCCGATGTCATAACTGAAAGTGAAATTACAGAAAGATGGTTGAATACTTTAATTAAACCCAACAACTTTAGTGCTCATTTAGGTGTGCCACAAGCATTGTACTACGCTGTTGAAACTGGTTTTTTTATAATCAATTTAGAAAACAAATTTAAAAATGATTTTCTAAACGAGTATTGTAGAACATATTACGAAAAAGATTTTACCGGTCTTAAAAAACCGTTCGATGGCGATGTGTTTGGTAAAGTTATTACTTTGTTAAAAAATAATCCCGAATTTAACTATAATGAATTAAACCAAAACTTTGAAACAAGTTTAAGTCCTTTTAATCATGTATTCCGTTCTCGTATGACACATTACAAGGCAAGAAGAAAAGAAATTTTTAAAGAAGCATAATATGAACACATTACCTTATGAAGAACGAACATTCAGTCAGCACGGCGAAGACGGAATACTTAAATTTTTATTAACCTTTATAGACGATAAAAATAAAAACTTTTTAGAAATTGGGTGGGGGGACGGCAGAGTTAATTGTTGCAGAAACTTATTAGAAAATTTGAATTTTTCTGGAACAGGAGTAGATGCTAAAACTTCTAAAATTTCTCATAGCAATTTAAAAACTATTTCTCAATTCATATCATTAGATGATGTTGATTTTTTAATTTCTCTTGAAGGAAAAGAACCTACAATTTTTAGTTTAGATATTGATAGTTTTGATTGGCACCTGTTAAAATCTATGTTAAGCAAGGGGTTTCTTCCAAAAATTATTTGTCACGAGTATAACTCTATACTAGGCCCGGATCACTTAATTAGTAGAAAATACGGTAAAAATATCAAATACGATAAACGGCACCTATTCGGGGCTAGCCTTTTAGCATTTAAAAAAATATTAGAAAAAAATTATAACTTTGTTACTGTAGACTCTTCGGGTGTAAATGCTTTTTGGATAAGAAAGGATATAGAATTTACTCATCCAGCTCAATACTATGATTTTAACTTTTTTAAATCTGTAAAAGAAAGAATCTACGATAATGGGTTAGAGAATTTTTTAAACTTAGATGACGGCTGGGAATATGTTTAAACTTAATGAATACTGGCATGTCCCGGATATGGATTTTTTATCCGAAAAAGTTAAAAATGCAGGTCCAAACTGTAATTATGAAAAGATGTTTAGAGACTTTGTTATGGCCAATCATCCAAGAAAGAATGTAATGGTTGATGTTGGTGCTAATATTGGAATATATTCAAGGCCATGCTCTTCATTCTTTAAGAAGGTATACGCAATAGAACCTATTCCAAAAATTTTAGAATGTTTAAAATTAAATATCAAAGATTGCAACAACATAGAAATATTTGAACATGGCGTTGGCCCGTTAAATCTAGAAGCTATGTTTTTATATAATCCAAAGAATAGCGGAAACACTCGACAAGTCATTAGTGAAGATTTAAATTCAGCAAACTTAGTAATGTCAAAAATATTACCGTTAGACGACTTGCAGTTTGAAGAAATAAATTATATAAAGATTGATGTTGAAGGGTTTGAAGCAGATGTATTGGCTAGCGGAGTTTCTTCTTTAAAATTCAATCTTCCGTGGATTCAAGTAGAAATTAATGACAATCAAGACAAAATAGAAAAGTTATTAGCACATTTTGGACCTTACGAGTATATCCCAATTAAAAGTAAACATAATCGATTATATATTCCCAAAGAAGGAAAAAATAAAAAATCTTTTAATAGTTAAATGAAAAAAATAGTACAAATACATGAAGAAATAATCAAATATCCTTGGATGCTAGCAGGCTGGAAAAAGTGGGCCGACGACGTAATTGTTGTAAACAATATAACAGAATATAATAAAGAATTACCACTTGTTGCTTGGGCAAAACCTTATGATAAAATTACAGGAATTGCCTTACAAAATTCATATCCGACAATATTAATTAATCGTCCGTATATAAGTGCTCATGTAAGAAAGCACATAGACATTTTCAGAGTTTCGGTGAATTCCTTTGCATGTTCTTCTTTTAAAGAAATGCCGTATAGTAGATGGGATAAGATCGGAGTAGATAAACACCACTGGAAAGTCACTGAGGTAAAAAATATTTTAATTGCTCCGCCTAATAAAGGGGTTAACTATTTTACAGGGCAAAAATTAGATGTTTGGGTCAATGATCTGCAGAATGTATTTAAAAACTTTAATGTTAAAGTTAGATTAAAAAATTCTACAGGAGCTGGTCGAGGCGAACGATATTCTTCTTTATGGAACGATTTTGACTGGGCAGACCTTGTTGTAAGTTGTGCTTCTGCCAGTACTGCTGAGGCATTTTGGTACGGTAAAAAAGTTATAAGTTTAGGACCGTGCCCTACCCTAATGTGTGATACAGGTAGTTTAGAAAATTTTATAAATCCTGTTGAGCCTGCAAATAGAGATAAATGGCACGAGCATATAGGATGGATACAATTTTTAGAAAGCGAATGGGAATCTGGAAATGCTCAGGAAATGACCGCTGTTTATCAAGGATGGGGCACTACTTAATAAATTTTCTCATATGTCTCCACGCTTCCCCGGATATAATTTCTTTATGACTCCAGTGGCACATAGCAATACGCTCTATCCATGCTTGCCTGTCTGGCATAGCAGGATTTTCTATCAATCTAAAATCTGTATTAGCAACTGCGGCAGCTTGACTTTTTTCTGGGTCAGTAACAAAAATTGGATATCCTTCAATAGCAGATCCCACCGCGGGACTAGAATTGTGATTCACTACAGCCCAGCAATCTTTAAGATCGTCCATCAATGTAGATCCTAATTCTGATATTTTAACATTGTGTAAATAACTAACATCACTAATATATTGTCTTGCTGATTTATCACCGGGATGCGGGCGTAGTATGATAGGACGGTCTGTTGCTTGTTGTATTTTGGCAATAGTTTTTTTAGCCCAATCAACTATGTCGTATGTTCCCATACTCCAGCCGCCATTGCGTTGTAAGCACACTAGTATATGCTTGCCGTTCTG